AGTAGAGCTATGAGTTTTATTATTACTTCGTTCGATAACTACGAAAAAGTTATTAAGTTTAATGACAAAGAAAATAAATTAATAGTTTTAGATGGAAGTATTAAATGCAATGATTTAAAACATCCTAGAGACCCCAATAAATATCTGTTACATTTTAAAGCTAATATAAGATTTGAGAAAAATACAATAATAGAATTTTATGATTTATACACATCTTATGATACTTTAACAAATCTTACTTGGGGAAACATACCTGTAATTGATGGAGTTAAATTAGAAAATGCTAAAAAATGCTTAAGCACCTTAGTGGATAACCTATAAAAAGGGAGCTATTATAGCTCCCTCCAGAGATAATCTTCTGATATCTATTAGGATTATCCTAATCCTCTCTTAGCTCTAATAGTGGCTACTTTATCATTAGCAGAGTCATAAACTAGTTTCATAGCTAATTCAGGAATAGCAAAAGTTTGCTCTTCGAATGGAATAGGCATACCAGATCCTACTACTCTATAAATCTCCAACTCAAAAGTATCCCCGTTTGCTCTTTGTTGTCCGAGACAAAGTTGTCGATGCTCAGGGAAAAGAGTACCTGCCGCACCGATATCAATTGTTGAAATACCATTGTGAGCAGATCTAACGCTAAAACGTGCAGTATCATCTACAGTCATCCCTATAGTACCACTACCTCCAGTCATTTCTACGCCTAGTCCCACAATCTCTGTAGCTGTAGATGCTGTGATAGTTAAAGGAGTAGAGTTAATCTTCAGATCTTCATTTAAATAAGCTAATGTATTTACTGCACCTAACTTATTAAACTCAATATCAGTCAAAGCATAGATATCTACTGTAGTAGCAGACACAGCTTTAATAATATAAATACCGTCTTTTAGATCCGCTGTACTACCTGATTTTGCTGTTACTGTAGCGATACCAGTAGTAGCATCAAATACAGATGCATTTGCAATGTTTACGAAATCTCCTACTGTACCTGTAGTAGATGCTGCGGTAGTAGTTACTGTTGCACCTAAAAATAATTCAAATTGAAAATCATCAAGTGTTTTTACTGTTGCCGTCCACTCTGTCGAAATTGTTTTTGCTTCTACTGCGAAAGCGAATTTTGAAGAACCTCCGAAAAGCTCCTCAAATTCCGCGGCAAGTGATAGAGTTCCTCCGCCTAATACCTTCATCACGCCATAAGGCATGCCGTCAGTTATCGCGAAAGGAACTATTGAATGTATACCATAATTAATTCTATTGTATAATGCGCCCATTTATTGCTCCTTAAAGTTTTTAATTGGCAGTTACTGAGGCCTTAATGTCTATGCCAATATGAAGAATTACAAAGTTTTTTGAATAAGGTAAAGCATCTGGCTTGAGGCCTGCCACTAAAGGTTTTGCATAATTCCTGAAAACATCAGTATTTTTCATGATAACCTGTTTTAATGCTCTTCTATATCTTAAAAGTTTGTAAAGTGTTTTTGATCTATCTACTTCTCCATTGTCGAAAGTACATACATGAAAATACATAGTAACATCTTCAATAACATTATTTATATTTGCTTCTCTTAATGGAGTATCAAGAAAACCATAAATAATAAAAAATCCTTTTATGTTCAATGCTCTTTCGTCCAATGTTTCAAATATATATTTATCTGAAGATATTTCATCTAATACTAGACTATCTGCTTTTTCTGCATTTATTAAAGCTATTTCTGTGTTTAATTTTGTCTTAAACAAAGTAGCAGCATCTTTTATCATGTATTCTTCATCGTACATTAAATTTTTCCTGTTATTAGCTGATTTATATGTGAGTCAATTATATCAATCCAGCGCTGCCTTCGTCCATTAATTGAAGAATCTTGAGACTTATCTGAAGGAGGCCCATCAATAAATATAAATTTTCTTTGAGGGATAACACTTCTAGGCATATCGGATTGGTGATATTTCCCATAAGGTACGCTAGTACCTATTTCTAGTTCTTGTCGTCCTAAATAATATCTTGAATATCTGTGTGTCCTAGATAAAGTAGAATCTCTTAGATCTCCGGTTTTCCCAAATAAAATTGGTGCCCATGCGTGCCCTGTTTTTCTTTCCTTTAGTGCTTCTGCCCTTTGTCTTTTTGTCTGTGTGCCGAATCCGCTTGGAGAGTTTGGGTTAAATCCTCCTAATGGGGGATATAAACCTTCGGATTTTAGTAAAAATATTTTTCTCTGTGATCTATAAAAATCTGATGAAATAATTCTAAAAGGTATTCTAAAATCGTTAGATACTTTAGCTAGCTTGTCTAATTCTTCTTTAAAAGCTTTCTCATTTTCAATGGAAAAATCAAATTTAGAATTAGTTACCATAAATTCTTTCCTTAGCGATATTAAAATATTTTTCGTTTTTCTCTATCCAGATAAAATTACGGTTAAGGTTTTTACAGGCGACTCCTGTGCTACCTGATCCCATAGTAAAATCTAAAACAGTTTCGTTTTCTAGCGTGTAGGTTTTGATTAAGTATTCTAGTAATGGGACTGGTTTTTGAGTTGGATGATCTGTTTTATTTAATCTATTAAACTCGAGTGTGGTTAGTGGGTATCTGACTCCATTGTTTTTTGTTTTAACTGAGTTGTAACCTCTATTAGTTCCTTTTTGTTTTTGTGGATTGTTTATAGCAGTATAGGGCTTGCCTACTCTCATTTGTGGAATGTATAAACAAGGTTTCTTATAAAAGACACTAATAAACTCAGTATCTCTCAGGGGCATTTTTTTGGCATTGAGAAATCCTAGTCCCCTCTCTTTTTTCCATATCCAATCATACTTAAACATATTCAAATTACTCAATCTCAAATGACTTGAAAACGGCTCACTTCCAAACAAACAAATAGCCCCATTGTCTTTAGTAATTCTTTTTAATTCATTCCACATCGGTACAAAAGGTATGACAGTATCCCATTTACAAGCAGTAGTGCCATAAGGTGGATCTGTTAAACACATATCAATGCTTTTGTCTGAGATATTTTTAATTAATTCTAAACAGTCGCCGTACATTAGATTTACCAATTAAGCCCGCCTTTCTCGAAAATTGTGCCAGATGTATTTGATATAGATACCTTATTTCGCTGCGTCTTAGTTCCTAAATATGTTGCATCGGGCAATTTCAAAGTAGGCTCCGCCTGCTTACCAGTTTTCGCATCTATTGGGGGCACTAATTCATCTATCATTTTAGCCGCTTTTTTAGCCCACTCAGGCTTTTTATCTCCTTCAGCATAGGTATTTAATATGTCATCTATTTCAGCAGCTACAAGCCACATTTCAAGCCTTTTTAGAATACTCCATGATTCAGGATTATCGGTAGATGTTAAAGGCAGTTGATACAGTGTACCAATTTTAGCGTTAATTATGTTATATGCGTCATTTAATGCATCGGCTATTTCATCAGATGAAACGGCCGGATCTGTTACAGTTAAATCTAAATTTCTAAAAAGACTTACTACATTCGCTACAGTTGAATATGACATATTTTCCTCTATTTCAAAAAAGCAGCTACAGACATTACTAAAAAAGTTATTACTGCCGTCCCACCCATTATTTGCCATTTAAATTTTAACAGACTTCGCACATCAACAGCAATATTATCTATTTTTTTGTCCATTGATCTTATATGTTCTTCATATCTACATTTATGATTTGTCATACTAATCCTCTACTATGTGCCCTTGTCCAATTATTCTAAAACTTGATAATGCTGATAAATCATCTTGAACTATTATTTTAAGTGAATCACCTTCCCCTAGTCTAATAGCTACTCCGTGTTTTTCTTGTCCAGCAAAAGATAATCTGCCTCTAATTCCGTATGTCCCTGCCGGCGCTTTACTTACGTAATCAAAATCAAAAGATAAATTTGCAAATTCTCCATTAGATTTTACATTAAAAATATTTCTAACCTCGCCGTCTTCTTTTCGGAGTATTAACCCTTTTGTTAATGCAGGTATGCCTCCAAATTTCCCGTCGTCCATATCCGATTCATCCGTAATGTGTATAAGTATTCTTGTAATATCTATCCTAAAACCAGATCCAGCACCTGGCCCATTGATAACGTATTCTCGTGCTGTAGTAGATCCATCTACGTTCATATTTCTCGTGGAAGGTATTACAGTAGTGCCCGCGGCAAAAGCAAAATCTATCGGTGTATCTAACGTAGCCACGTTTCCTGCTAAAGATAATACTTCAGCAAAGAAAAATCTTTTGTTTGTTGGATCAAAAATGCCTATATAAATTCCTGCGATAAAACCTGTTGTACCTGTTAATTGAATTGTGTAACTGTTTAGTGTAACTGCGGCAGCTAATGTGGTTGGAGCAGCTAATGATCTAATAAAAAACAAATCCACGGGAGGAGTAGTTTGATCTTGAACATCTACAGGTAATCCTCCAGTGTTATCATCTACATCGGATAATCGTACCCACAATGATTGCCTTGAAAAACTATTCCAAGTGTCTACTATCCATGCTGCTGTCTCGTTAATTAAACCCATAAACTAAAAAGGGGAGAAATTCTCCCCTTCTCCTCGTTAGTCAATAATTTCAAACCAATGCCTACAACCAGCGGTTTTAAGCTCTTCTAATTCTTTTTCATCTAAATAAAATATTTTAGGTGCGATACCTATAAAGTGCCTTCCTAATCTCATTTCTTTTTTAGGATGCTTTCTTGCTAATTTTAATTTTATTGGTGTACCTGTTTCTACTTTTTCAGTTTCTACTTTTTCAGTTTCTACTTTTTCAGTTTCTACTTTTGTCTTTGCCATATATTCCTCTAAAAAACAGAGGGGATTATGCATCCCCCCTTATTCAAAAATTATTAGGTGTTAGTAACTTTAATCATTTTTTGCCATAGGCCGTAACCAAAACCGATTCTATAATCTACACCGTAGTAGAAAACTTTTCTCATAAAACCGTTATCGCTATCACCTTCTAAAGATTCTAGTGTAGGATCTTTTCTTTTTTGTTTAACAATTGGTTTTAATCCATTGCTAATGTCGGCAAAATACCAGTCATTTGTATCTGTCAGTCTAGAAGAATAAGTCAATTGATCAATTCTTCCTTTCATAGCATTGTCTGTGCTGCTAATCTGAGAAAGAGTATTTAGTTGCCTGAATTTTTCTTTTAGAGCAGGATGGCAAACAACTCCAATTTTAAGATCACCCTCATTCCATGGCTCGCCTGTGTCGTCTTTGTAACTTAGCATTGCTGCTTCTGCTGTTTCAAAGTCTGCTTGAAGTTGTGCTAACGTTGTACCTGTACCAGTATGTAAATTAGATTGTGTACCAGATACACCTTCGCTATGAGAAGCAGAAAAGAAAGGTTGACCGTCGTAACAAAGATCTGTCGTACCATTTACTAATGCATCAAAGAAAAGTTTTCTAGGATGTATTCTAGCTTTTCTAGCTAAATCAGAAATTCTAATTTTAACGTTACCTAGTTGATCGTCTTCAATTTCATTTCTTCCTACGCCAATTGTACCTTCGTAATCTTTGTTTTCAATCTCATATTCAAATTCATTTAGAGATTTAATTTTTCTTTCGTCTACCCATTCAGACAAAGAAGGAGATTGACCTAGCCATCCGTATTCTTCTTTGTTTGAGGTAGAGTTTGTTTCCATAATAAAAGGCATTACATCTGCTGGATCTTCAGCATTGTTAAATGCTTTTACAAATACAGCTTGTAATCCTTTTCTAAGTGTTACTACGTTATTTCCTGCATAAACGCCCATTTGTTACTCCTTTAATTATCTAATTACTAGATAAGTTACTACGTGGTCAGTAGAAGGATCACCACTAAATGTTACTGTGATTTTCCCTGCTGCCGCAACTGAGGTTAAAATTGTTCTAGGAGTAGATCCTACTGTATGCAATGTAACCAAAACAAAGTCAGTAGCTAATACGCCTGTTAAAGTGATATCTTCTGCAGCTGCTCCGCCCACTGTAGTATGTTCACCTACTGCTACAATAGATTTATCAGAAGTATTTTTTGAAGTAGCCGAATCAATTCTAACTCTAACTTGAGTAGATGATACATACTCTTCAATGATACCTACAAATTGTTCATTAACTGCTTGAGTTAGTGAAACAGTGTTGTCATCAGAAGCAAAAACAGGAGAGCCTACAGCAGCTTGAGAAAAGCCTGTGCCGCTCATCAAATAAGCGCCTGTTTTATTTACTCTACATGATAAAGCACCTGCTGATCCAGATGAATTATCTACTTGCTCGATTGCCACGCCTGCAAAAGAAGCTCCTGCTTCTGCTGCACATGGAGCAAGATAGCCAGCAGCATTGTGTTTACATAATGCTCCAGCATAAATAATATCGGATGCTACTACTGGGTATGCTAGTAGTTTTCCTTCTTTTTCTTGTCTATCTACATTCGCTGATAATGCTGTCATTTAAAACTCCCTTATGCAGTTTTGTTAGCTGCAATGTATTCTTCTTTCGTTAAACCGAGTTGCTTACACATTTTTTCCTCGGCCTCAGAAAGTTGAATTTCTTCGTTTTTTCCGCCTGTTAGTCCTTTAGCTTCTAAATTCATTTTTTCAGAAAGAGCTAGAACCTCAAGCATTGTTTTGCCTTCGTTCAAAGCGACAAGCTGAGCAGCGTTGATTTTACCCTCATCAAAAAGTTTCTTGTGAGCAGATTCTTTTTTGATTTTATCAATCTCTTTTGTTAGCTCGCCTACTTTGTTATTAAGTTCAACACATCTTGATTCAGATACGTTTAACTTGCCTTGTACTTCTTGAATCTTATTGCTAAGTTCAATTACTTTAGCATTATGATCCGCAAGATTAATTGTAGTGTTTGTTTCCACTTTCTTAACTCCTTGTGTTTTATTATTAAGTTCGGTAATCGCGTCCATTTTCAAAAAAGGATAATTTGTTAATGCTCCTCCTACTAGTGTGGTGCCAAATTCTTTACCTGAGTGAGGATGAACGTAACTAAATCTAAATTCTGGACTAAAATATCGGTACATCTTTTCGCTTAATGCTTGAATACCTTTTCTATTCCATATGATTTGCCCATAAAGTACTTCCTCATCAAAGGATAAGAAAATATCTTTAAACCAACCGAACGCCTCATTTTTCTTATGGTCTTCATTTATGGCCAAATCAACGCCAGTAACTTTAGATCTAAAGTTAGTTACCATTGATTTTAAATGTTCTTTTGTTATTTTTAATTTCCCGTATAACGGATGTTCGCCTTCCGCTACTCTAGCTATTTCAATTATATTGGGAAGTCCCTCACTGAGATCTGTTGTAGATAATCTAGAACACTGAAATAATTCTTCTCCCTTGTCATTAAAATGAACCTCTACAATTTCGTCTAGCTTTCCTACTACTGCTTTTATTCCTCTACGTATTTCGATCGTTCTAAAAGAATTTTGATCAAATTGAGAAGGGTTTACTTGTCTAATTCTAAAGCTATCTTCGGTCTCGTCAACTTTTTCAGTATGAAAACCATGATCCCTTGCCCATTCTCTAGCTTCTGATTCTTCAAATGTTTTTTTATCGAATATTAATGTTTGAATTAACGTATTAGCTTTTAGATCTATTTCGTTATCCGCCAGGAATTTATCTATATCCGCTTCTGCCTCAAATATTTTTTTACGTAGTAATAAATCTCTTATCATTGTTTTACTTCCTTGTTTAGAATACAAATTGAGATATCAGAGTCAATTAAACGAATACTAAAATCTACTATGTCGTAGCTTAATAATTCTTTTTCTACTTCTTGAATATTCTCACATATAAAAAATCTAGTAGACATATTTTTTAAATTCTTTAAAAGATAATTTGCCTTATATAATTTTTTACCACAATGGTTATAATCTCTGTGTACGGTCATAGTGTAATACTCTTTTTTGCTGTTGCTGTTGGAGATAGTGTAGATATTTTTAATTTATCTATACCTTTGCTTGTTTTTAAATTCGCCCTTAGATAACTTTTACAGTTGTGATGCAAAGGAGGGGAGTATCTTAAACTTTCCGCATCATTAGTGTAGAAGGTAGTACCTGCTAATTCTTTGCATATTGCTGCCACAGGAGCAATATTCACGAAAGTAAAAGAATGAATTTCATCTATTACATCGTCATCAAAGAAAAAAGCAGACCTACCTTCATTCACTACTAATGAACAAACATTGTTTCCTTTTATCTCTACCTGATTAGAATCAATAAACTTATTAGCCTCATCTTCCATTGACTGCCTAATAAAATTTTCATCGGATGATTTAGTTTCTATAGATGAATAGGAAAAATCTATTCTTTTCTTTAGATCGTTTAAAGAGTCATTACTTATTAGCTCGGATTGCTTTGCAATTAATACTTGAATGTAGGAAGGAAATTTAGAATATTCATTTAGTTCAATATGGGAAATATCCCCATAAGTTTCTACCATACGTAGAATATCTTTTTCACGGTTATTTAATATTATATCTTTTTTTATAGGAACTTCAGAGCGTGCCATTTCCATTGCCAAGAAAGTTGTATTTGTTAAAGATCTTTTTAATTCTTTTTTAAACCTACTTCCTCCGCCCATTTTGATTTTATCTGTAGCTTTTTGTTTTTTATTTTCTGGTAATTGTTTATACCTGTTCATTACATCATTGATATATTTGCCCGCAGAAAATTTTAAATTATCTCTAATCAATTGAGCAGTTTTATTGCCCTCAATATCCATTAGTACTTTAGGGCTATCATTTTTTTTAAGAGATAAAGTTACTTCATCAGTAGGGTTTTCCCTATCATGTTCATTATTATTAGGAGTGCCATTAACTGAAGCAGTACTATTATTATTATTTCCGGGTTGCGTCTCATCTTGTTTTACCTTGTTATCTAATAATTCTCCTTCAGCTTTTTTAGGAAGATTATGTGCTTTTCTTACGTGATCTTCTAAAATCTCATCCGCAGTTATTACACCTTTTTCTACATACCCTGTAACAATCTCCATCAACTCTTTACCTGCTTCGTCCGCTATTCCTGAGTGAATTAATTTAGGATATTTTTCAACCTCTCCGAAATTTAATCTTACTAGGTTAGGAATTAATTTCAAATTAAATACGTCTTTGATTTTATCTGCTAGATATTCTATTCCATCCCTGAAAAAACTCAAGCTTTCACTCGTTGAAGATCCTACTGCACTATTTCCTCCTATGCCCATTTCAAGCCACATAGCTACAAGTGATCCGGCCATTTCTTCATTCTCTGCTTTTATAGCTACTTGAGTTTTTGAAGGATCAAATGTCCCTGTCTGATTATAATTTATTTTGTATCCGTAAGGAGTAATAAAATAAGCTTGCTCAGCTTGAGTAAAAGCAGCTAATTGTTCTTTTGCGTCTTCATAATTCTCATCGCCATACTCTACACCTTGAGGTAGTTCTAAATGTGGTACTGCTATAGCGGCCCTTTCAATTCCTATTGCTTGCAGTTCTTTGTATAAAAGTTTTCGTTTATAGTTTCCATACATCATTCGAGCAAAAGGAAAACCGGAATCATTTCCTTTTTTCTCGTTGTAAAAAATCAATAAAGTATCTATAGGTAAAAAAGTATCTATTGGGATATCTCCAGATTGATACTGTTTTAATTGTTCTAGTACTCCAGTAGATTGATTAAAATGCCACTCTGTTAAAGTTCGTTGATCTCTAAAAGCAAGATTAGCCAATCCAGTGTAAGCGCCAAATTCTTTGTTAGTTCTATTCTTATGAATTACTTCAAACACTGAATGACCGCGCCAAGGGAATAAAAGAATTTCATCTAACTTTGCTTTAAACCCATCAGGTAAATCATTGAATAAAATATTTTTAATTAGTGCCGCGATATCTAAATCTTTTTTATCATCACTTGCGGGTTCAATATCCCATGTAGCGGATTTAATAGGATTGTTCACTGCGTGTACTATTTTCCTATAAGTAGAGTCAGATATCTCCATCTTGTGAAAAATTTCTTGCCCACTTACGCCATTTAAATTATCTAAATAATCATCACTTACTTTGAACCCAGTTACATACGTACCAGATCTTCCTATTTCAATTAAAAGTGGTTTATCTTTTTTTTCGTTGGCTTCAGACATTTTTTAAATCTCTATTGTGGAAAATTTTACTAGGTTTTTTTAATTCTAAATAATGCATTGACTAATTGTAAACAAATTTTTGATTATTCTTTGCGTCAATATTCTCTTATTTTTATTCTCGACTTGCTTGACTTTTTGTCTTTTTCTTCCCTGTTTCTAAACGGTGTTATCTTTTCTTTGTCAGGTTTAGGCATTGAATCAGAGCCTATTTTATCCAAAAATTCTATTGCCTGAGTAGACGAGTCAACTTGATCGTCAAATTTTCCATT